GTGGGACCTATAGATTTAACGCCCCTCGTCAGTTTGGACGCAAAAATCGTGTAATAGAATAAATATGCGGCGCACAATAGCACGCCGCACACTATTCATTTCTTGCGCTTGGTCAACACGTCAATGATACCGATTACGCCAACTGCCGTAGCAACTCCAGCAGCCCATGAACTGAGCACCAGATAAAAGTCAACTTCATGCAGCCACATATCACGGAGTATTATCGGTAAAAACCTGAATCAGATTTTTGATCCGAATGACATTAGAACCATTGCGCATGGTGATACCAATTGCAGCCGTCATTGCGCTGGTGCTGCCACACACAGCCGTAGGATTGATTATCGTTCCTTCCGAATAGCTGTTTCCTTGGACTGTGCTTGAGGTTGACGGGGCAGTTGCTGTGGTATATCCCATGATTACTGTGCCAGTATTAACGGCAATCTCGCCCTCCAGATACAGCATAAATGGATACCCAGCCGCTCGCCTTGGCCCGAACAATAGGATAGAGGGATTTAAGGCCGTCGTTGCATTGCTTACGGTAATCACAAGCTCGCCGTCAACAGTCTCGTAGGAAATTGCGTTGTTGCCTTGCAGGAATGCAGCCTCATCGTTTATAACGCCATCAGCCACAAGGTATTTACCACACAATTTCCACGTTGAATCCTTGTACATATATGCGTCGCATCTGTGGAACCCGCCGTCATAAACGTACACACCAACGGGGCTGAGCTCTACGTTACCCCAAGTGATGTAGTTAGCATTGCGGTTATACGCAATTACATATACATCACCGTTCTCACCAGAAGTAGGCAGCGAAGGAACGACATACACATTCCCTGTAGCCATATCCTGATACTGCGCCCACAGAAGATTTTCTACAGGCTCGGACGGCCTAATAGATGAGATCACCACCAGAGGCGAGAAAGTGCCAGTTCCTATGCCGTCACCTTTAGGCCCCTGTGGTCCCTGAGGCCCCGGAGGCCCCTCCGGCCCTCGCGGCCCCGCAGCTCCCTCAGGCCCTGTCGATCCAGCGGGCCCTACATCACCTTTAATAGCTGATAACCCTTGGTAAGTAGCGCCTGTTTTGATGTTAAACTGATTAGGGTAAAGCATAAAGCTCATTCAGCATCACCCCCATTGATGATTTCCTCCGCTTGTTCAGCGGTAATAACGCCCTTCTTTGCAGCGTTTCTTACCATGTAAGCAGTCCACAAACCCATGTTATACCACTTTTTGATTTTTTCGTACATGGCTTATTCCTCCAAAAGCGTGTCAGTCATCATTGCTGTGTATGTAACCTGTGCTTCAAGGCGGTCAAAATCGGTAGGCTCAGGAGTGGGAGGCTCAGGAGTAGTAACAGGATCATATACATACTCGCCGTTTACAAGACGGTAGTCGATGATATTACCATCAGGCAGAGTGTCAACACGTGTCATACTCTCAGGCGTAGACGGCAGCACAACACACGCTGACAAGATGCGATTATCATTATTAAGATTCAGAGCATACATGTATTATCACCCCTTAATACCGTAAATATGCCATGGAATATAGCTTGTATCAGCCGTACTACTGTCATTAGTCTGGCCGGTGTCGGCATGCAAACCGCCAGAAACGATAGTAAAAAATCTATATCGGTTCGTTAGGTTTGCCGTTCCAATCACGGAACCAAGTAGGAATTTGTAGTTCACAAGATTAGGGACAATAATAGCGTTATAATCGTTTGCAACACCGACACGGTTGGCATCGACAAACAAGAACTTATAGCCGGTAAGATTCAAACTGATTGTCTGCGCAGGGAACGCACTTGAAGGTGACGCATTTTCCCACAAAAGCTCCCAAGTAGCCTTGTCAACAGCATCCTGTACCGAAGCGGGAGTAGCAGCAAACCCGTCCCCAGCCTGCAACACGGAACTCGGCGTATCAGTCAGCTTAACGTGGCCGTAGTTGCTATAGTTACCAACACCGTAAGTCTGGTTAGCACTTGCGTGGTTAACAGGGGCCCTATCAGTCCACTCAACATCCCCATCGGCAGCACTTCTCTTAGCAAGCACCTGCCCAGTTGTACCACCAGAAGGAACTCCGCTCCCTCCACCACCTGTACCGAACTCATTGCTGACAAGCGTTTCGCTCCACCGGCTTGGATTCCATGCACTACCACTCTGAACAGCTGTAGTACACTTATACAGCTTGCCCTGATACATACAGTAATCACCGACAGCATAGCTCTCTTCCTCGCTAAACTCAGCTGCGATAACATCGTTATCCATCTTAGCGTCCAGATCGCTCATTTCGGGTATCTCAATCCCCTGTTCAAGGTCGCTATCAACCCAAATTTTATTCGTCTCACTTGTCGGCTGCGTACTCTGCACCAGAATATAGTCATCAGGCGCATCGTCACCCTTTGGCCCACGTTCACCCTGCGGCCCCTGAGCACCTGTAGGCCCCGCAGGCCCTGTAGCTCCCTGAGGCCCCTGCACACCGCGCTCACCTTGCGGCCCCTGAGGCCCGACAGGCCCCTGCACGCCCTGAGGCCCCTGAACGATTACACCGTAGTCGATCCATCCATCGTCAGGGTCATACAGATACACATGATACGGAGGCGCAGTACCTACGCCATAAGCCGTACCTGCCGCAGCGGTAGCTGGAAGATCAGCTGCACTATCCACAGTTCTCTCAACGGTAAAGCTCTTGCCAATAGGCCCCTCAGGCCCCTGCTCACCTGTATCACCTTTAGGCCCCGCAGGCCCCTGAGGCCCTTCTGGCCCCGTAGCACCCGCAGGCCCCTGCTCACCTTGCGGCCCAGCAGGCCCAGCAGGGCCGGGATCACCCTGAGGCCCCGGAGGCCCATCGAACGCACCAGAATCAGCCTCTGCTTTCAACTCGTTGACGGTATCAAGAGCCTCCTGTGCGATAGCCGTGATTTGCTCCACGTTACTTTCGGGGATATCAGGGATAACGCCGCCAGCGGTGCCAGACTTAGTGACCTTAATGACTTTAATTTCTGTAGTGATTCTGCGATAAACGCTGTTATCAGGTAAAAGCTGAACACCGTGGAGCCAGACTTCCCAATCACCTTCCGACAGGTTAATCATCTGAGTGGATGCAATCTTATTATCGGCATCCAGAATCCAGTCCGAACCGACATTAGGATCATCCACCTTATGGATATGAACCCATCTTTGAGTGAAGATATCCCACTCGTTATCGAACGTGGCCTGCACATTGAAATACCGAAGTGTAAGATCAGCCATGAGGGGGACATTGACAGCAAGTCTCTGTCCCCTAACGACACATTTGATAATATCAATCATCATCTTCACCTTCCTCATAATAAGGATGATAAGTAAGCATGAACAGGTCACTCAGCCTACCGATAATTTCAGCGTCAATATTGAGAATAGCTTTTCTGTACTCCATGACGATTTTAGCTTTAGAGCCGCTGTACATCTTGCCTTTAATCTTTTCCTTATAATCCCTTCTGCCTGTCTTGTTGGTGTTGGTATCAAAGGTGCCGTCCGTTTTGCTGCTACCTTTATTCATGGAACTTCTGCTTTCAGAACCTTCGCTGTTGTTACTGGTATTTCCATCCACTTTTGCAGCAGCGCTCATATAGGTGTTATTAAGTAGTCCATCAAGGTGCCCCTGAGGAGTATCGCTTTGAGCGGTCAGATTGAAGTTTGTGCCACTATCTGTACTCTTAGAGGACGAAGTTCCGGAAGCCTGAGACTGGTTATCAATATTCTGACTGCTCTTGGTTTTCTCAATGCCAGTATCTGCCGTGGTTTCTCCAAACTCTCTGGTGTAATCCACATCATCAAAGATATCGGTAAGCATGCCGACACTTTCATAGAGCTTGTTGTAATAAGGCATGATCTCATTCATCTTGGCATCAAGCCTCAACTGCCATTCAGCCACGCTATCGCAGCTGATTTCACGGAAGAAGTATCGTTTGATGATTTTCTGTTCAAGGCTTTGTTTGTGATTTTCGTTGAACATAGGATATGTGAAGTTGAAGATAAGCGGCGTAGCCTGAGCGATGATTTGTTCAAGGGTGTTTTCATCTTCGCTCATGCCAGTAAGGGTTGTGCACAGCTTTCTAAGTGTAGGCGGGTAACTGTATCCAAGTTTCTTTCTGAACTCTTGGAGTTTGTCTCTATCATTCACCGGTGAATCCCTCCTTCTCAGCATCATCCAAAGTTGCACCAATGATATCGCTCTGGTATGCGAGAATATCCTCACGGTATTTCACATCGACATTTAGGCCGAAAATACGGTTGATTTCATCACATGCCATTTTGCGCATTTCAAGCGGAGAGTAACGGGAGGCAAGCACACCGCCCATGTTACGCTGCACTTCATCGGTGATAAGTCTTTCCTTTTTGGTTACGTTCACGTTGCTGACACCAAGGTAGGACATAGCGTCATTCCACACCTGTACTCGGAGTTCTTCGATCTTATCAGCCGTAAATGGCGCATCTGTTTTCAGCACCTGTAAAGCGTTAGGATTGATAGACTTGTTACCAAGGATAATTGGCACATTACCATTGTAAGAAAGAATGATGTTTTCCCATGCAGCTTTCTGATCGTCGTCCATGAGGGTAATGACTGGAGTTTTCTGAGCTCTGACATTCACGTCCTCAGTTCTCTGATAATCGGAAAGTCGAATAGCGAACATTTCAATATCCCACAAAGGAACGCCGTGCATGTAGTTGTGGTAGATGATAACGCTGTTAGTGTTGTCACACTCATACTGATACCCATTAGCTGCGTATGCTCTGCGAAGAATAGGAATGTTGTGGGTATCAAAGGTGCCTCCGATCATGCATGGGAGAGCATCGAACCTATCCATCGCATCGTCTTTGAAGAACAGGCACATACCGTTACGATAGATACTCAGTTCAAGAAAGCGTGGGTCTACAGTATCTGGCAGGTTTTCCCACTCAAAGATACTAAGCGCGATGTTTGAAAGACGATTGAAATAATAATCAAAAGTCCTTACATTTTGAAGTTCACTAAGCGCCGGGTCTGTGAGCGCTGCCAGCATAGTTTTCTTCTTAGCCACGTATATCCTCCTTTCTATACAATGCTATTATCAGCATTGTAATTATGGATAGTTGCGGGGTTGTGCCAAAATGTAATACCACGGTCAAGCGTGTTGCAGATGGTTTCATTGGCATCAAAAGGAATGTCACCTTCTATGGTAGCGCCTTTGGTCTGAACATAGTTCCAGCTTCTTCTACCAAAGACATTAGGCTGCTTGACCTTGCGAGTTGCGTAACCAAAACAGGTAAAGTAGTTGTCAATGATCTCAGCGTACTCCGGCCTGATTCTGGTGTAATAAATCTTGTAGCAATCAGCCCCTATTGAGTGTACAACACTGGTGTTATTTGCCTTTGTAGCAACAGTATTAGGAACAGCTTTATGCCCATAATAGCTTGCAAGCTGCTTACCAATATCTTCTGCTACATTTGCAATAGCAGCAGGGCTCATGCTTAAAGCTGCCCCAGCTACTTGTCCGCTTACTTGCAGACTTGCGCTAAGCTGATCGCTCGGCATAGCAGAGAATATAGGCATAGACGCTCTTTTCTGAGCTATCTGGTCGAACAACGCAGGGGAATAAACCTTTTCAGGTTTTGACACATCGTTAACTGTCGTTCCCGTTGGTCCATAAACAGAATTGCTTACAGCATCTATGATAGGCATTGAATATTTATTCTGCGCCCACCAAGCGCGGAAAGCGTCAGACGCCACTCCGATAGTAGGGTAAGCATTACAGCTAAGGCCCTTGTTAAACGCACCGGGTATTGCGAACATTGGATCGCGTGCCTCAGGTTCTCCATAGGTAACTTCATATCCTACAGGGATCATCATAGTCTCTACATTCGGAAAGCAGCTAAGAAACCCATCAAAAGTGATGTGCTTTGATAAGTCACGGAAATTCTCAAATCTTAGCTCAATGCTTGAACCATCGGGTGCTTCAAATACCATGAAGTTGTACGGGTAAGTAAGCAGCTTTTTATTCTTAGGTACGTATGTTTTATAGTGCACCCCCTCACCCGGCATAATAGGCGCTGGTGCCTTAAATGGGCCTACGCCAATAGTTTGGTCGTCTTTTAGAGAGAATAACTTAGAATATCGACCGGAATAACTGCCACTTGCCCCTTCCCACTTTGGCCCCATAGTGACATTGATGATAGGATCGACATTTGCTGTAGCGCCAGCTATGTACTGGTTAATCAACCTTAACAGAGCTGCATCATCATCACAGTATGTAGCGCACATTACTGTTGGTGTATTAGCTATGATAGTGGCACCAAGCGTACCGTCAGGTTTCTGAGTGGCTGAAACGACATAAAATGCGTTATTCATCGACCACTTATCAATAGCCTCGGCGTGCTGCACGATATATTCGCCAGTTTCCAGCCCTTCCGGAACAAGGTTATCACCAAGATTATCGGAGTTAGCGTGTTCACGTTCAACATAGCAGGGGTTGATAGTATAATTAAACATCCAAGTCTGAAATACATCAACCTGATAAGTGATGGCCACAACCCTGTCACTAATGTACTGGATGTCAGTAATAAAGGCGTAGATGTTTTTGTTTTCATGCAGCTGACCTTCGCCAGCAAAATTAGAGTTGCTGAAACGCAGATAGTTTACTGTACCCATCAAGCTGACAGGCGCTTCAACTTTAATAACTCCCCTGTTATATCTCTGGTATGACAGGAAACTAAAATTGCCTGAGCTGTGAGTTACCTTTGTCGTAAAGTAATTGCGCTGTTCAGTTAAGCTGTTAAAGGTTAATGTGTGATTATAGCGTGGGTCAAGAGGCACACCACTCATTAGCTCAACGAACGTGTAAAAAGAAGTTGCCATGTTGTCTCCTTTCTAAAGAATAGGGAGACAGTTTCCTGTCTCCCTTAGTTTATCTGTCTATCAGGAGATAGTGACAGACTTGGTGCCGGTCTTGGTAGGATCGGCGGCAGAGGTAGCGGTCACGGTGACGCTGGTTACAGTAGCGGTAGCCGGGACATTCAGCAGACCGTACTGGTTAATGCTTACGCCGTCAGCTTCGGCGGTAGCGTCCACACTCCACATGACACCCCCGTTGGTGAAGGCCCCTGCCACGACAGTAGCAGTGTACTGGCTGCGAGCGCCAGCCGCCACAGAGTTGGCACCGGTAACGGTCACGCTGGTAACAGCCTTAGCAAGGCTGGTGAACATCAGCACGTTCACGAACGGAGACGCGCTGTAGATACGCCAGACATGGTAGAACTCGTTCCAGTAGAGGCCGTCGCCGTTATAGTTCTCGGTGAACTGGTTGAGCACATCATAGACCTGAAGGAACTGCGAATCCATGACGATAGCGGTGATGGTTGCGAGGTTAGCCAGATCAGCAGAGGTAAGCGGGCTGGTCTGCCACTCTTCATCCTTCTCCAGCAGCTGATTGAGGCGGTCGATCTCGCCAGCATTAAAGGAGAAGCTGTCAACGCCGACATGACGGCCCAGCCAGTTGGCACGATCCATGTTGAACGCCTTAGCGAGAACATCAACATCGGTGATGGCATCAAAATCAGCGGTGGTAATAACGTAGATGTCGTTATTATCAACGAAGTTCTTGTTGCCAGCAACGGTGTAGTTGTTGGACATGAAACCGAACTTGCTGGTGTTAGCCTTCATGCCGATGATAGCGTTCTTTGCGCTGGTTTCATCAGTCACCTGAGCGATGGTCGAAAGGGGCAGAGAACCATCAAGAGCGAGCCGCGCAATGACATACTTCATCATGATGAACTCGTCATAAGCGGCTGCGCTGTACAGGGAGTTGACGATTTTGGAGATCAGATCGGTGACACCTTCAAGGCTGACGAAAGCCTGACGAAGCTGCTCCTGAGAGATCGTCACGGGATACTTGGTCTGGAGATTCATCGCATGGAACATGGAACGCACATCAGGCTTAGTGCGCTTGAACACGTTCTGGTAGCTGTTCTCCGGATCGAAGGGGTGGGCCTCGGCAATGTCAACAAAGATTTCCTCGATGGACTCGCCCATAGCGAGGATACCTTTCTTGGCAAAGGCCCAAGGGTTGGTGTACATACGAGAGGTCACAACAACCTTGGCAATGCGATTGACAAGGGCATTGATGAACTCATTCATGCGGGGCTGGTAAGCGGTGATAGCTTCACCAACGGCACGGATGCTCTCGGTGGTCGCCTGTGCGCGGGGCACAGCGTTGTAGTACTCAGCGCTGGCATTGTTTCTGATAGCATTGATGATGCCAACAGAGCGAGCGGTGAGCGTGGTAATAGTGGGCATATTCGGCATTTTACATCACACTCCTTTTTAGTTGCCGAAAAGATCGTCAAAAGAGGACGGATTATCCTCTGTATGACCGGGTACATCATCAGCAGGATCTTCCCGCGAGGTTTTCTGCGGCTTGTGGTTATCGCCAAGAGCCGCATCAGGATTGCCAGAAAGAAAAGCCTGTTTATAGCGGTTCCTCCACGCATTATCCTGTTCAGCCATAAGGCGGTCATGCTCAGCCTGAGACATACCACCTTCGTTTGCGCTGTGATGATCGTAAGTTTCAAGCGTATCTTGGATGAAACTCAGGGCCTCATCATCGTTTCTGTCTGCAAACATGGTATTGAGCCTACTTGCAAGCTCTTCTCTTGAATTGAAAATGGGCATATTAAAATCTCCTTCTTATAGGTTTGCACATCATCCATAGTGGCATACTTGTTCTTGTGCTTGGTGAAGGGCCGGGGCCGGGGCCGGGTGGTGCTCCTGTGATTATATTATATGCTAAGTTGGCATTGTTAACACGATTCTGATAGTCAGGGTATGCAGGACCCTCAAAAGCTCCAAGAAAAGCTATGGTAGCATCTTCTATGACAGTTATTTGCTTGAACTGCTCCATAGTAAGCGTGCTGCCGTTTCCCCATCTTGTCAGAATAGCGTTTACCTTAGCTCGCAATGTAGCATTGGCTGGCCAGTATGAACGCCATATTCTGGGATACCATTTGTGCAGATAATCTGTCATAAACACATTCATTTGACAAATAGCATCCGTTGCCAATGCGCCGGGTGTCACTTGTGAGGTAGAGAGATTCGGTGCGTAGTAAGGGAGTGACGAACAGACTTCTATATAGCGGTCTGTTGCAGCGTTTGTACTCGCTGTGAACTGGAAGAGCCCGTAGCCGCCATATTTAAGGCTTACTCTGTCACTTTGCCAACGCCATACATTCAACGCACTCTCACCTATAACGTTTCCTACGATACCGGCTTGCGCTTCTGTGCTGTATCCGTTATCATCTAATAGGTAGTGCATTTCATATATGTTCTCGGTTCCCTCTGTGCTGGATGGATCATATCCACCTGATGGTTTGGCATGCCATGCCATTACTGCTCACCTTCATTCTTGTACCCATCAAAAACCTTGCCAAGCAGATTGTGAACATTAGGAGAAATGATAGCAAGATTTTCGACGATGCTGCCGGTTTCCATGAGCACGATATAAATGCAAATGGTGGATACGATTGGGAGATTAACTGTTATACCAACAGCCGGAAAACTGATCTCGCACACAATGCCAAATGCTACGCACAGAATTTCACCCAGCTTATGGAACAGTCCTTCCCTCATTTTGAGAGACTTAAAGCCCGTCTTACTGAACGCTTTGATAACTCCCACGATAATATCCATTAAGATGAATAATACCGTGACAATACAAAGTTTCATTGGGACGGTATATGTGATCGGCATAACCACTCTCACACCCCCTTTCTTCCCTCTTATTATATCAAAAAGTGGTTGACAAGTCAAGAGTTATTTGATATAATGATCGTAGAAAGGATGGTAAAGATGACAAAAGAATTACAAACACCAACATATTATGACGGCGCAAAACTGCTCTCCCTTATGGATATTAATGGTAATCAACCTGAGCTTTATCTGTGTACAAGCAATCGCAGCGCAGGCAAAACCACCTATTTCGGGCGTATGCTTGTAAATAGATTCCTTAAATATGGGAAGAAATTTTGTCTGATCTATAGGTTCAATTATGAACTGAAAGATGTAGCAAACAAGTTCTTCAAGGATATCGGAAGTCTGTTCTTCCCATACTTTGTCATGACTGAAAAGTCTATGGCTAAAGGCGTATACTATGAGCTTTATATTCAGTCTCCGGGATGGGAAGAAGCTAAGCCTTGTGGATACGCCATTGCATTAAACAAAGCGGATCAGATCAAGCGTCTGTCTCACTTGCTGAGTGATACAGATTCTATGCTGTTCGATGAATTTCAAAGCGAAACAAATAACTATTGTCCTAATGAAGTTCAGAAGTTTATTTCTGTTCACACTTCTATTGCAAGAGGACAGGGAAAGCAAGTCAGGTATGTGCCTGTCTATATGCTTTCCAATGCTGTGACGCTTATTAACCCTTATTATGTATCTCTTGATATCAGCATCAGACTTAACCCTAAGACTAAATTCCTGAGGGGTGAAGGTTGGGTGCTTGAACAGGGGTTTGTTGAAAGCGCTGCTCAGGCACAGGAGACAAGCGCATTTAACAGAGCGTTTAGTTCTGAAAAGTATGTAGGGTACGCTGCCGCCAATACGTATTTGAATGACAACAATGCTTTTGTTGACAAGATCAGCGGCGTAAGCAAGTATCTTGCTACTATTAAATATAAGGGTAAGGAGTATGCAATCCGTGAGTACGCTGAAAATGGTATCATCTATTGTGATGATCGCCCTGACAGCACATATCCCTACAAGCTGACAGTAACCACGGAGGATCATGACATTAACTATGTCATGTTAAAGCGTAGTGATATGTTCCTTACCCAGTTAAGGTGGTACTTTGAAAAGGGCTGTTTCAGGTTCAAGGACTTGAAATGCAAGGAGGCGATTCTGACAGCCCTTTCATATTAAGGTATCTGCGTTTGTCCTTGTTACTTGAACCCTCTCAGAGAGCACATCTTAAATGATGCTGGCAGGGCTTCCGATTTCGCTGATCGCTTGTAACATACAAACGTGTTAGATATAGAAATACCCTATGGCTATATGCCATAGGGTATTTTTTCATTTCTTGGCAAGGAAGGTTGCACATTCGTCTGCAAGATGTAAGGCGAAAGCAAGAGGATTGCTTTCATACACACCAGAGGGATCACTATACTGTGACTTATCCCATGCGCCCATGTGACAGTTTATGGCTGCCGCTTCATCGGGTGTCAGGTCGATGTGCTGCATAATCAAATATACTGATTTACTTCCATGCCCTCCAAACTTGTAGCGTTCGTTTATGACGTATGCTTCATAGCTCTCCCATATAAAATAGCCGTTGTTGTCCTCTTTGATTTGCTTGGCAGAGGCAAGGGATACTTTGTCGGGATCGTAGCACTTCCGGTTGCGTGTCTCTTTTGTATAGAAGTTGGCTTTGCATACATCGTGAAGCAGAGCAACGATTGCAAGTGAATCAAATGGGAGGTGTAGCTTTAATGCTTTGTCTATGTCTACTATGTAGTTGTATACTTCAAGAGAGTGTTCTAACAAACCACCCTCATAAGCACCATGATACTTGGCGCTTGCTGGTGCTGTGAAGAAATCAGTCGTTTCAAGCCAATCTAAGAGATTGTTTACTCCCTCTCTGTCTACAAGATAGTCAAATACAGATATGAAATGATCCTTAGGATTCATAGCAGCCCTTCCTTTTGCATTTTGTGCCTTAAAAACCAATGCTCTTTGCGCTTCTTTAACGCTTCTTTGGTCTGAGGCTTCTTGTGTTTACCGGTAAAGGGGTCACTGACTACAGCATAACGATTTGACATTCTCTGCGTAAGCGTTACGCTGCCGTCATACTTTGATCCGTTAACCATCTGTTGCGCCATTAGTTTACTCCCTTTCTGTTGTAATATTTGCAGTTTTTGCATGCTTTAATGTTTCCCTTGTAGCATCTTTCTCTTTTACCTTTGCACCAGACACCTTCTAAGTGCAAGATATACCACATAGGGTGCTGTGGCCTTTCGGGAACACTCATAGCGTTACCTCATTTGATATGTAGTTTCTACAAGAACTGTCCCGCCTCTGATACGTTTGGGCATTAGCTTGCCGGGAACGCACAAACCAATGTCAAAATCTTTGATGGTTTTTCTTCCCTCGGCTAAGAATTTTTCATCTTCGGTCTTGTCTTTTTTGCTGCGCAATTCTTTTACTTGCTCGGTAGTTAGAGTTAGGGATTTTGTGAATAGGTCTTTGCATTTATCAGGCATACCGGCGCACTTTACATTGTAATATGGGTTCTCTATCGGCTCCATGTCCTCATGTGTTATGTGCTCTATGTATGTCTTTTGTCTTGTGAAGATAGCTACATCCCATTGCGATTCAAGTTTCCAGCAGCAGAAATTTGTGGGGTGTACTGTTATTCCTTTGATTTCATCTGGTTCAAGATCGCAATGTATACTGTCTGTATCAGCGTAGATAAACCCTCTCTTTCCGACTCCATAATAATTTGCTTGCGCAGCTCTGATTGTGAAGTTACGGGCATAACTTGTAATGGCACTTCCGACAGGTATATAACCCGGTTGTTTTTCTTCTTCATCAATCGTGATGAATCCGATAGTTTTATCGTCTTTAACATAGGCATACTTAAATGAACTATTCGTATTGCTTGCCATTTTACCGTAAAGGTTATTAAGAAATAGCTTTGCAAGCTCACGTATTGCACCCTTGCTGTTCATCTTAATCTCCTTATAGTGGTCTATGTAAGCATCGAATAGTCCTATCTCAGAATAAAACCAACATCCGTCCAGTATCTCTAAATCTTTTAGTGTGTAGTGCTCTTGCAAAAGTTGATAGTCAGTCATAGTTAAAGTTAATGTTACTGTTGCTGGCTTTTCTATACCATCGTGATCTATAAAAGAGCGATAGTATTTTCCGTCATGAAATATGTCTGATGTTTTTAGACATTCATTTCCCTGATACCTCAAGGTGTGTTTCATTTGAATAAAGGGCAGCTTGTTTTTCTTCAAATAAAAACGTGTTCGCAACCTAACAAAATAATATCTGTTAGATTGCTTTGCTTCTTCGGGGATATCACCCTTCCAAAAATGCGGCTCGCCTACAGGATATCTGTTTCCCGATTCGCTGTGCATCATGGATGGATACAGGGAATTAACATCGGCTGTTGTGCCATTATGCTTTAGTTTTTTAGCCTTTCCTTCTACTACATAACACCATCCACCTTTGTACGATTTCCTTACGTATTCACCTGCATTTGGTGAGCCATAACTTTCGTCAAGAGGAATGGCGTATATGTCTGGGAAAAATCTCTTGTAATCCCATTTGTCTACAGTCTTTTTGAACTCAGTCAGGCAACACGAACCAATTGTTAGCTTGTCGTGTCCTTCTTCGTACATTATCTCTACTGCTTCTTTAACGACAAGCACATCATTCTTGATGTAGGCTTCTTCTTCGGGCGTTATCTCACACCCTGCATAGCGTAAACCGTGGTATTCCATATCGAGCTTCTTGTGCTTTGTGCCAAAAGACTTGCCGATCTTCTTTACGGAAAATGGTAATAGTTTTAGCGAGTCTCTTAACTCAATCATGTACTGCCCTTCTTTTATTTTTAGGGTGTACCATTGGCCCATGTCTGATATTGAATACTGGAATGACTTACTTGTCATTAATGATTCTTTTACCCACTTGACATGAAAACCACCGTTTTCATCTGTCCATTCTCTTGATGCTTGCCTGTACTCAAGGTCTGTCAATAAATATGATAGCCAGAAGGAACCGTCAAACTTCAAATTGTGAAAGTAGCATCTTATGTTACACTTTAATGACTTCATGTATTCATATAGCTCACCTATACTGTGAAATACATGAACATCTTCGGTAAACAATTCTACTATAGCGGCTGCCCACACTTCGGTGTGCACCTGACCTGAGTATACTGTTGTCTCAAAGTCTGCAACAAATACTCTGGCCTTTCTTTGCTTCATTACGGGGCATCAAAATTGTCATTGAAGTCATTGGCCCGTTCTAAATCTGCTAACTCACCGAATGAAAGTGGCTCGCTGGTAAGAATCTGAGCAAATGATGTTATAGCTCCTGCTCCTTTTGAGAGCCCTTTGTACATTAATGCTTGCTGTGCTGCCTCTCTTAATTCTGAGTAGCGTTTTTCGATTACCTCTCCAACAGCATTTGCACCTTTGTCAGCTATGGCTTTATCAAGTATTGCGCTTAGTTTTTCTGCTATTTCATCATCAGCAATGTCGTATATCAGAGCACGCAAATTGCCTATCTCAACATCATAGATTTCTACTGGCTTTGCGTAATCAAGATCGGGGTTGTAATCGCCTTCAAACCAATAATCACCTTCATCATCTTGATAATCTTCATCGAAAATGGTGGGTTGGTTTTCTCGCTCTTCAAGCCAGCGTTTTAATTTGACTTCTTTTCGCCTTTGCTTGGCTTTTCCTCGCTCTGGTGGCTGAAATTGTACTGCTTCACCGTACTGACCTTCTTGGTATGCATGCTTCAAAAGTTCTTTTCTTGTGATATTTTTGATGCGCTGAATATCTCTTTTCCTTACAACGGGATTGCCTTTCTTGTCGGTCGGCATCTGCGGTATCTGAAAGTCAACTGCTGCGCCAAGCCCTTGTAAGTCTCTGATCCTACGCTTTAGGTTTGCAACTTGATGCTGCCATTCTCGCTGATTGCCTGTTAGCTTTTTGGCTGTCTGTCTCTTTTTAGGTGAATTGTCTCGCTTTGCCACAATAACACCTTCCTTAATTTAACTAAGGAGAGTTGGCTTTTATGCCAACTCCCCTTTTATGCTCTCAAACCAGAGAACAGGTGATGAACTCTTTGCCCTTGTAGTTTGCGCTGGGCTTGCGGTAAATCTGGATGCTGTAGCCTTCGCCGGGTGCTTCGTTCGCCATATCATCGGCAATCTCACGGAAAGCGGTGATGAAGGATTCGGAACCGGTGACGAACTTGTTGCCGTCAGTATCCACGATCACATACTTCTTGTAGTCCTTATCTTCGGACTTCTCATTGTGGACTTCAACCACGGCGTAGTAGTCAGGGTCGATCACGAGCGGAGATTCAGCGGTTGCGGTGTCCAGAGAGATAGCGTTGCTGGTGTCTTTCAGCTTGATCTTTTCCTTCACAGGAATGTCCTTGCTGATGTAGGTAACTTTCGCATTGTAGCCTTCCATTGTTTATATCCTCCTTTTAGATTACTGCTTGACGGGACGGGTGATCTTCTCAGCGTTCGCAAGAAACTTGCTCTCGGGCATGCCGTACAGGTCCTCAGAAACGAGAGTTTCCACGACATGGACCGGATGCACAGAGGGCTCGGTTGCAGCGAGCTCCTTTGCGGCAAACTGGAGAATCTCTTTCTCTTTCTTGGGCTGGCGAGGAATGGTGAAGGTGCGGTTGCAGGCTTCTCCGCTGTCAATGTCGAGGCAGAGAACAGTTGCGGTGGTGCTACGGATGGTGCGGGTAATCATGCTTTCTTTTGCCATTGTTTATGGCTCCTTTCTTGTTTGTGTCTGCGTGCGTGTAGACACTATTTTGTATTTGGGCTGTGGTGCCCATCTATGCGCACGATAGATCATGCGCATAAGTTGATATCACAGACCTATGGGGATTACGTTGGAGTAGTCTTGTTCGTAAGCGATTTTCTTTTCTTCTGTGTCTGAGACGCAGCCCGTGGAGTCTTTGTAGAGATATACGGAGTTGGGGTAGAGGAAAACTTTTGTGGTACAGTTTCTGTCATTGTAGAAAGCGGTTAAGCTCCCCTGCGTTCGCTTGCTGGACTGGTTTATGAAGTACATGACCTTGTTGTAGCATATCGCTATAATGCGGTGAGAGGATACGAAAATCCCTATTGGACGCTTGTGGTATAAGCCGGTGTAGATCGTAGCTTTGCCTGTTGCATCATCGTAAACGTCTATTGGGGATTTTACGATTTGGTTCGCTATTGAGAGTAAGTCTGTTCTTGTCATTTGTCGTTCCTCAACAGATAGTTTGCGTAAGCGCTGGAACAGCGATAGACAAACTCTTGTCCGCTGGGTAGTTTGGCTCTGACTGGCTCCATACCTAAGGGGCAATCGTAACAGCTCATACCTTCACAGTCGAGGTCAAAGTGTCTGTACTCCCTGAGTTGCGAACGCGATAAAGCTCTGATTTTGCAAGGGTCGATCATGCTTTATTCATTCCCTTCTCTTTCGATAACGATGCGGTTGATGGACGGGGCGAGAGTGATGATACGCTGACCGTCAGGATTTTCCATGGTGCCCGTGTAGGAAACGCTGCCGTCTTTGTTGATCGTTGCAGTTTCTACGTCGAGATATCTGGAAAGAATGGTTGTGCCACCTGTTCCGCTGTATACTGTGATCTGCATTATTCAATTTTCCTTTCTCGGGAACGCTCCCGTGTATACCCACAGATTGAACGCTGTGGGCATAGGCTGGAACGCTCAACATTTACCACGTTTAACGCGAGTAATGAGAAGTATAGTTAAACAACTGCCATCTGAGTTACATAGGGGGCAACCATCGCAATATGGGTAATTTGGGCTGGTGCATTTAAAGCTGTCAAGCGCTATTGCAAGCCTCGTTGCATCTTCATCTGTAAGATCGTTTATGCGCTCTCTTATGTCTTTCATCGTAAACATCCTTTCTCTTTGTAGACTATTACTGTTGCGTTATCGTCTGGAAAGCGTGCACCAAAGAATGTATGAGTTTCTGTTTTCTTTACTTCTACCGTATCAAACGCATCGTCTGCTATGTAACGAAACAGAATATCACGTTCCTTTGGGGTGCAGAGCTCACCCTTTATGAGTGAGCTCTTGTTGAAGTGATCGTATGCGTCTTTGTTCGCTCTGTAGTATTTCATAATCAATACCGCCCATAAAAGCGCTTTCCGCTTACATTGTAACGCTGAATTGCACTAAAAAACGATGTTTTAACAGGATCTAAGTCCTCACATTTTCTTACAAACACCACATAAAAATACTCAAATCCGTTAATTGCTGTTTTAACTTTATGGTAGTAATTTGACCCTAAAAACTCGGTTGTAAAACGATTGATGTGGCGCGCTGTGGTAACGCTGTAGGTGCCGCTTGCTTCAAGCTTCAAAACACCGTCATGCGAATACGAGATCGTCAAAACGTGCGTTGCGTAGCTCCAAAGCTCCACTTCAATGGCCGATTCGCTGTTATCGGATTCGCCGTAGCGCTTAATCACGACGTGACATTGTGCGCTTGGCATACTGGCAAGACGATAGTCTTTCTTTTCCATTGTTTACACCTCCTTTATTTAGTTTGTCGGGAATGTTCCCGTATATGCCGTCAAGCGTGTTGACGGCATAGGCTGAAACATTCGAGAGAATGAAGAAGTCTTTTCAGACTTCTTCAATCTCTTCACCGTGAGATTTGAAGTATTCACGTGCCTCTTTCACGTCCTTGACGGCGATAGCGTTACGGATAAAGGCTTCTTCCGTCATGGCGTAGAGGGCGTCCACGCTGTGCTTGTTGATGATGGCGACAAGCTTAAAATCAGCGGTTTCGTAACGGGAGCGGAGAGCTTCAAGGGTTTTCTTTTCCGTGTTGAACGTGAGAGAGCCAAGGCTGTATTCCATGTCGGACACTTCACACGTTTTCACGTTCATGCAACGGACAGTGTAACGGCTTTCAGAGATGGTACGAGTAATCATTTTCATTTTAGTACTTCCTTTCTTTTTGTTCATGTTGTTGATTGATGTATTCTTGGGAATGTTCCCGTGTATGCCGTCAAACGTGTTGACGGCATAGGCTGAAACATTCAAGCCGTTATCCACAGTTTCCAAGGATCCGGAATTATAATAGCGGTACCATCGGAAAAATACAGTCTATATGCGTCGGTTTTGTGTCCGTCAATGTCAGTATACACACAAGGCTGTATTGACTTGACGTTCTCATAGTTAAGAAATCTTGCCTTTCCTCTCGACATTCTTGTAGCTTGTACCGTCATGACCGGTACCCCCTTTCCTTATCTACACTTAGAATTATACGCTGCAAATATGAACAAATATAGCATATTTTATGAACTTTTTGTGAACATCTATAAGTTATTTTTTTAACAATGTGGGAAAACTGACGGGGGCGCCCAAATCTATAGGTCCCAC